TTCTGCCCGGACTGGCTTAAAATACGGCCCTGCCATGGAGCGCACAGCTTACAGGCCCCAAAATGCTGGCTTACCAGTACTAAATCAAAGCCATGCTGCTGGTAACGATTTAAATTACCCTGCACCACTACGTTGCCAGTCATGGTCCGGCCCACCATCTCCGCGTAACTATTAACCGGCATCTGCCGGCCATCCGAATAAACAACCGCTGTGATACCCTTCCGGGCAAATTCATCCAGCTGTGCCTGGGCAACAGTCTGCCTGGTTAATATGTCCCCTTCCCGGAAAGTAGTTTCCCCGGCTGTTACAGCAGCATCCCTGAAAAGATCATTGGCCGCCCGCAGTATCTGAAATTCTGTTCTGCCCAGATAACCGGCTGCCGATGCTTTAAATAAGTCTATTATTGCATCGTGTGTAGCCATGGTTATCCCTCCTTAAAACGGCCGGGCATCTCTTAACAGCGGCACATTATCGCTGAATTCTTCTGCCGGCTCCGGTATGCTATAGCCCATCTTCTGGAGCTCTTTTAATTCAGCATCAGCCAGGCTCACTCCTTTGCGGTATGCAGCAGGCAATTCTTCTTCAACCCATTTTACCCGGGCCGCCCGCCATTGCCGGACCGCCTTGCTTACCTGCCTATCAAATTCATCTCGCAGCCGGCCTATATTATCCGGGTCCTTTATTGCTTCCCGGTAAACATCCCGCAGGGCCCGGCCGATAGCCATATTCATTTTATTGGCTGCTTCTGTCAGGGGATCGGCATAATGTCTAAAGGTATCTTTATCTATCATTTAACATCACTCTCAAAAGGATTGTCAGCGTAACCCATACCCTGCTCTTTACGGATCCGATCAACTTCTTTGTTAACTTCGTCCTCGCTCCAGTCGGGGTGCACATACTTAATTTTTGTATATGTAGAAATGGCTTTTGCCGTTTCAAGGTTGCGAACCGTTTCCGATTTTTCTTTTTCATCCTGGACAACCGAATCTTCGGGCACAATATTTATTTCTTCCGGTGTGTATACCCTGCCCCTCTTGGCCCCATCGAATAACTGCATTTGCGTTAACAGCCTTTTTAATTCGGGCAGCCAGTATCTTTCTTTCTTCTGCCGGGTAAGTAAAGACTTCCGTTCCCGGATCCGCAGGGCCGTCCCGCTGTCCTTCTGCTGGCCATATTCCACCAGGCCGAATGTTTGTGGCGCGTAACCGGACATGCCTATTATCTGGCGGGTTAGCTGGTCGCAGGTTTTCATATGTTCATCTATGCGCATATTAAACTGGACATGTTTAATCGGCTCATACTTACCTTCACTGGCCAGTCTTACATTGTCCATTTTTAAACGGACAAAGGCCCGGCGGAGTTTGCTGAAAGTGCCATCGGATTCCAGGACGCTGTCGTCTACTAATAGTTGCCCCAGCCCTATTTCTATGTCTCGCATCCATGACGACCAGGCAAAATCAAGCGAATCCATCAACCCTATACAGTCCCGGTAATCAGATTCTCCAACAGGCGACCCCGGGAATATCCTGTTCGGTCGCATGTTCGGGATATACACACAGCCGAGGACGGGTATGTTTAAGACTTCATCCCTGTAGTCTGCTGTTTCATTTATGCTCTGGATGCCAACTTCCCGGCCCAGTTTATCTGACGACCCTTTGAACAGTTTGTATTCGATATGAAGTTTATCGTTTTGAATATACCTGCTCTCAAATATTCTCCATGCCGCACCACTATAATCTTCTTTGACAACCCGGTGAAAGGTAACTGCTATCAGCCGGCCATGCTGGAATGTAGGGAATGCATTAGCCGGGTTGCGGATAGTTAAGAGCGGGTATTCTGATAAAACGCTGTCATAATCTAACTTTAAAAACAACCCGGATAGGGCCGCCGATAATTCCGCCCCTTCCAGTAGAATATTCATAAACCCGCTGTCGTGAATAAACCCGTCAATCCTCTTACCCGGTTCTGTCTTATCCGCAAACTGTGTTTTGGGGGTTTCCGAAAACAACAGGTTCGCGGACATCTGTGCAATATCACCAGCCAGCGGCACATGAACAGCTTCTTTTCTTTCCTCCTGCTCCAGCATGGACCAGTAATAACCCAGCTTGGTATCCGGGAACAGATCGTGCCTGACAGAATAATAATTAAGGAGCCTGTCTGGATCGCCCGCATACCAGGTAGCCAGCTCATTAAATATTTTATAAAAATACTTCCATTCTTCCGGCGGGAAATCATTGCTTTTATTATTAAAATTCATTTACTGAACCTCCTGTATTGCTTCGATAACAAGATATCCCTCCGGTGTTCTTTCAATCCCAGGCACTTGGTAATTTCTGTTTAACCTTAACCCGTGTCGGAACCGTTCCCAGCAGGTTATATTTCGATGCCGCCCATGATATAAGAGCATCAACATCATGATCGTCAACTTTTTCTACCTGTTCTTTTTCCGGGTCCTTGTAATGATATTTTTGCAGGTTCTCTTTGGTTTCTTTATCGGTAATATCAATCAAGTTGCGTTCAAACATATACCGCAACACTTCTATGCCAATGGTTTTATACTTGCTGAATAAGATCGGCTGTATCCTTGTATAGGCCCCGTATTTCGGCAGCACCTTATTCAGGGTTATGTTAGAATCCTTCGGGTTGCTGTCCGCAAATACCCTTTCCACCTTTTTGGTTTTTGCCAGTTCCGCTATTTTAGAACACCTTTCAGTAAGCTCTATATGATGCCAGCGGTATGTCTCCGGCACAGTATAGCGTTCCTTGCGGTCCTGGATAATTTGCAGGACCGTTGTGCCATGGCCCCAGTCTATCCCGGCCACGGTAGGCATGCCTTTTTCATATTTCTGCTTCAGGCCCCGCTCCCAGGCCTGTTCTACTAAGTCATAGTCAAATACTGTATCCGATATCGAGGGCCGCTTTAAAAGGTACTCCGCGTCCCACATGGCCTGAGTAATTTGCCGCTGCCTTCTGGATATTTCATCGCTCGTCCAGAATCCCCGGGGCTCCCTCACTTCCTCCACGCACCAGCGGTATAGACTGGCTCCCCGTTCATGGCGGTTATCTATAATGTTGGCCATCATACCAAACGGATGATGCTCCGTTGAAGATGCTACAACCTGGTCCTTAATACCGTGTGCTTCTTTCGGCTGGCCCAGTGCAGCATCAAATATTTCCGGGGCCATTTCATCTACTTCGTCCAGTCTTAATTTCTGCGGGTGAGGACCGCGAACTGATTTTTGACTGGCCGCCAGGGCCATCACCCAGGATCCGTTTGTCAGTTCATATCCCCGGCCAGCTACCGCTCCACTTTTTAACAGATGCCGGGGTGCCTTGGGCCGCTCCCATAATTCGCTTAAATACTTTATGGCCTTAGTTGACTGCTCCAGTGAACCGCCCAGGATGGTTGTTCCGCAATGCGGCTTAAATAGACTTTCTAAATAGGCCAGCATAGCCAGCAGCTGTGTCTTACCGCTCCCCCTCATGGCATGCCAGATCATGAAATCGCTCTTATCTGTATAAGCACCCCACAATGCATCAAGTGGGGACTGGTGTTCTTTACACGCCGCCGGGTGCGGTATTTGGTAATTTAAAACAGTGGCACAGTACAAGGCAAATCTTTCTTTATTCCGAGGAGCTGTCCCGGCAAAGCTGTCATTGATATCTGTTACATTCAATTCATTTTCGGGGACTGTCAGCTTTGTCATTTCTTATCACTATATAAAACATCATAGGCTTTCTTTATTGTTTCATCGCTTATTTTGTGTTCCTGTAAGCTCTCTCCACGCTCGGTTGCCTCACCCATAATGAGTAAGTCAAGTTTCGCCAGCCTTTCCATATCTTGAATGGTTTCTATTTTTACCTTGCCTTTTTTTAGGTTTTGTTTGAATATATCAAATGCTTCCTTGATGGTTTTGCGGTAGTTTGCTTTTTCATTTACCACAGCAGTATTGGTTTTTTTCTCTAGCCGTTTGGCGTTTTCGATGTCTCTTTGTTGCACTCGTTCTTGCCAAGCAAACTCTTTACTCCACTTCTTTAATGTTCTCAATTTCGGTGCACCGCTGGTGCCATCTTGGTGCAAGGCATTGCAAAGCTTGTCAAGACTTCTATTGTCGCCCATCGCATAATAGCGTTCAAAAATTTCTTTAGCTTTTAGTTTTTCTTCCATCAGTAAACACCTCAGTCAGTTTAGCTCACCTGAAGTAAGGGCATTTATCTAACTCTAAAGTCTGCCCGGTTATCTCACATATCAGGATAATTTGCTTTTTGTAGGGCTGTAAATAGTCAGGATTTTTCTTTACCGCACAGAAAGGACAATTCATACATTTGCCGGGAAGCATTTCCTTTTCCTCCATCACTTCACCGCCTTAATATCAACCCGCTTGAACTTCGGGTTATGATGCCGCATCGTTATTTTCGGGGTCAGGTAGTCAAACAGGT